GATGGATGGGGGAGAATTTTCGATTAATTTTAAAAGAAAAATTTTGCAGCGTATCAAAGATTTGACAAATCGTGGTAAGCATGTAGAAGCAAACGAACTTTATCAACGGTATTTCGGAGACAACAATGGCAAGAATCGATTTACATAACTTCTTCAAGTTCTATGACGAGAAGAACCCTAACCATGTTAAAGCAATTCAGTGGTTGGAAGATAACCTACCAGTACAATATCTTGAGGATAATGTAGACTGGGCGGAGATTTATAGGGGAAAAAAGACTAGTGCTGCACCAGCATCTGCTCCCGCTGCTGCAGCTCCAGTGGTAGGTGGTGATGATGTTCCCCAGATGGGTATCAAATTAATTAAGGAGTTTGAGGGATGTCATCTAAAAGCATATCCTGATCCTCTTACTGGCGGTCTACCAATCACTATTGGTTGGGGATCAACTCGTAAGAAGGATGGTTCGGTATTTAAACTTGGTGATACATTAACACAACAAGAAGCAGATTCACTTCTCATTGAACAGTGCAAGAATGAATTCCTTCCTGCACTTCGTAAAATCCCACATTGGAATGAAATGTCAGATGGAAAAAGAGGCGCTCTGCTCAGCTTTGCTTATAATCTTGGTGCCGGTTTTTACGGTGGCGATAACTTTAATACTATTACTAAACGCCTGAAGAACAAAGAGTGGGACCTAGTTCCCGATGCGCTGTATCTCTACAGAAATCCTGGTTCTAACGTAGAAGCAGGACTAGCACGTAGAAGAAAAGCAGAAGGTGAAGCTTGGAAAAAAGGTTAACCTCACACTAGGAACAAATGGAAACGCCAAACAAAAAGGAAAAATGTATGAGTACTGTTATTCGTATTGCCATTTTGGGTTGGAGTGCCGCTCTTCTTACTGCAAGTTATGCGGGTGCTCTTGCTAAGATGGACCCCACTTTTATTGCTACTGTTTTCACCGCATCTGCTGCTACTTTTGGTATTAATACATTGAAGAACAAGGGTGACGATGAAGATGATAAAAAAGAAGAATCACGTAAAGAAGTGGTTGTAGAATCACTACCAGAACCACCTGCACCAGAAGTTGTTGTGGATGAACCAACTCTTGAAGAAAGAGTAGAAGTTCTTGAGGGTCAAGTTCAACCACGCACAGGAGCATAATGGCAAAGTCAGCAAATAAGAGTAAGAAAGGTGGATCGGGTTCTGCTAATAATAAAAAGCAGAACTCTGGAAATGCTAATGCTAATAAAGCAAAGAATGGTGGTAAGAAAAAATGAGGTATTATGCCAAGAGAGTGGAATACTCCCAAGCGTGAGTGTTGGAATGCTCCAATACATCAAATACTTAAAGCCATAGATAATCACACCCGCCTTCATTTGGAGACGGGTGATTTTTGGCATGAAGAACAAGCACAAATTTTAAGAAAGTACGTCAAAGATTTAAAAGTTTGGATTCATAAACAAGAAGGAGGATGGGATGAATAAACTTTCTTTAGTATTATCGGTATTAAGTTTATCTGTTAGTGGTGCTCTTTGTTTGGGTGCTTATATAACTTACCAAAAAGCACAGAAGATTCTAGACAATCCAGAAGAGTTTGTTGGTGCTGTGGTAGAGAAGCAAGTGTCAAAAGCATTAGAAAAACTACCTATTCCCAATTTAAAAAATAGTATTAAACTTCCTTTCTAAATAGTGATGCTTATGTGTGGTAACCTAAGCAAAAGATTGGAGGCAGAAATGCCTCTTTTCTTGTATAAATAATATTACCACACATAAAGCAGTATGAATAACTATTACACCTACGCATATTTGCGTGAGGATAAAACTCCTTACTATATTGGAAAAGGTGAAAATGATAGAATTTATAAAAAAGGAAAAGGGGAAATTAAACCACCAAGAGATAAATCTAGAATAATTTTCCTCAAACAAAACCTAACAGAAAATGATGCATTTAAACACGAAATTTATATGATTTCTATTTTTGGTAGGAAAGATTTGGGAACGGGCATTCTTCACAATAGAACTGATGGTGGTGATGGTATTTCTGGATATAAACATACCCCAGAAACTAAAAAAAGTTTGAGTGATATGAAAACTGGCAGAAAAAGAAAACCACATTCTGAAGAAACAAAAAGAAAAATTAGTCAAGCAAATAAAGGAAGAATTGTATCGGAAGAAACTAGAAAAAAATTAAGTGAGATGCAAAGGGGAAAAACTTTAAGTAAGGAAACTAAAAACAAAATTAGTAAAATACATAAAGGTAAAATAGTCAGTGATGAGACCAAAAAGAAAATGGGAAAATCAAAACTAAATAATAAATATGCTAAAAAATAAATGCCGGATAAAGATCCTTACATTTATAGAATCAAGTCAGTTCTTAAAGTTGTAGATGGTGATACTATTGACGCTGCTATTGATCTTGGTTTTGATATCTCCCTTACTAAGCGAATTCGTCTTGCTGGTGTTGATACCCCAGAGAGCAGAACGATTGATCTCAAAGAAAAAACACTTGGTCTTGAAGTTAAAGAATGGCTCAAGAAAAAGTTAGAAGGGCAAACTGACGTTATTGTTAAAACAGAACTCCCAGACTCTACTGAGAAATACGGTAGAATTCTGGGACATTTGTTTATTGGGGATAAAGAAGTATCCGCAGTCAATAAGAAGAAATCAGTTAATCAGATGATGATTGATGACGGAATGGCTTGGGAATATGATGGTGGAACAAAGAAAAAAGATTTTGCTTTATTAGAAGCAAAGAGAAATGAAACTCGCGGTTCTTGATTTCTTAATAGTTTTAAGATTGCTAACTAATGATGGTATAATGCTTGAGAACAGAAGACCTATTCCCAAGAGACAACCACCAGAAGTTTTTCGTTTTATTAGGAGACCTGCAAAACGAGGAAGAAAAAAGTTTATAATGATAAACGAGCAGATAATTTTTTAGCAATTTTCTTAGGAGCGGCATAGAGAGATTTAAATCTTTCTTGCCCCTCTTTTGTGAATTTATCTTTTACTGGTTCGTCGATAATAACTTTATTTTCTATTTCATATAAAGTATTCTTTTCAATTTCATCACGAATATACTGCTCTACATTATCTGTTTGTGCAACTAGTCTTGTTCCCTCGGCAGAGTATTCGAAGATATCAATATGACCCGCTTCTGCCATTACATAATGAAGGACGGGTTTGACTTGTTTAATTTTGATTTTAAACTTATTCTTTGTTGCTTCTTTGATTATTGGTTCGGCAGCATTTTTGAGAACATTGAGAACCGCTGATGATGCCATTGTCGCAGCAGTTGTGACTACTGCGACAGCACCAGCCGTAGCAACAAGAGAAGGGTCAGGTAGATTAACATCGACTCCATAAACAGAAAAAGTAGGTTGTGGTTTATCTGCTGGGACTTCTGCTACTGGAGTAGGAACAGGAGTTTGAGTAGGGGGAGTTTGAACGACTTGAGGCAGTTGAGGAGGGGGGGTAGTATCTGGTAACCCCCTTGTTTTTTCTGGTTGTTCTTGTGCTTGTTTTTCACGTTCTGCTTTTACTGCAGCATCAAACTCTGCTTGAGTTGGAACATTAATAACTGGATACTTTATCGCAGTATTTGGAACATCAACAACTGGAACTTCCAATCCACGAACAACAGGTTGTTCTACACCACGAACATTTGGTTTATCTATTGTTGAAATTACAGACGGACCAGATATTCGATTAATGTTTGCATTTGGTACGTTAATCGGATTATTTCCGATTATAGGTCTCAGATTTGGATTATCAATTAGTTGTATTGGTTCCATTGACCACATCCTCAACTCTTGGGTATTTCACAACAATATCAGCACAAACTTTGAAGTAAGGACTATCAGGATGGAACATAACTCCATTCTTATATGCTTCACCGCATTTTAATAATCTTACAAGTTCAAAATCTAATCTTGCTTTATCAGTTTCTGCTTGTTGTCTAGCAATTTCAGTCTCTGCTCTTTTTCTACATAAGTTCATTAGATTTCTATCTAATGGAATATTGAGACCAGCAGAAATACCCCAGTTTCCACTGCTTGATGTAAAAGATTCTGGGTCCTCACTTGAATTGTTACCACTCATAGCAAATGGTGAGAATGAAAATGTTGCCCCCTGACAACTTACTCCACCACCATAAGTATTAACAGCATAAGGACCTTGAAGCACCTGCACTGCCTGGTTAGTTACGTTACCAGTAGCAGATGCCGAAGGTCCAGCAATGTTTGTATTAGAAGGTGCCTGCTGAGCAAAAGCACCTCCAGCAAAAACTATTGAGTAAAGACAGATGTGGAGTTTGTTGTAGAATCTTGTA